TAATATTTTTTGTATCTTATCAAAGTTATCGTGTCCGTTAGGATTATCTTTGTGATTAAAAAAATAATATTCTTTATTAATACCCACTGATACTAATTTATTTTTGTCATTATAGGGACTTGGGTCTCCTTCTTGGTATGTAGTTTCTACGTCTAGTGTTGTTATCATTCGTACCTCGATAGTGTATGATTTAATGAACACTCAATATCTACATGCTCACCAGTTAATTTATTTTTGGATAAGTATAGCCACCTATCATAATCTTTATCAGAATCTCTAGGCTTACCAATACCAATAATTAAATCGGCTTCACCTGCTTTTCCCGTTTTAGAATTATCTAACCAATTAAAATCTATTCTTTGTTGATTGTGTGCTTCTGCCCCTGCTTGACTTATGCCTATCACTAATACATTATTTCTTTTAGCTAACTCTCTAGCTTGTTTATATATCTCTTTTAATTTTTCGTGTTGGGCGTTGTAGTTGCCACGAATATTTATTTTATCTAATTGGTCAATAATAATTATATCTACTTCATTCTCTTCACAATAATTATTTAAATCATCCATGCTAACATCCACAGAATCATAAATAAAAATATTATCTTTTACTTCCTTCCATTCTTTTCGCACTTCTTCAATTCTTTCTTTAACTAAATCTCTTACTATTCCTGTCCAACAACAAATTAATCTTGTATATATTTTTTTGGCAGGTTCTTCATTTATAAACGCATGACACTTTTTTCCTTGTTGTGCAAAACCATTTTTGTTTGCAACTAAACTAATCCAAAAAGCTGATTTACCTGCTTCGGGTCTAGCAAACACAACTACAAAATTACCCCCACCAACTCCGTGTGTAGCATCTTGTAATCTTTTTATATTAAATTTTACATTGCCATACTTTTCCTCATTCTCTATCAGTTCTAATGGGTCAAGATTAATCCTATCCATTTTGCTTTCATACTCTTTTTGCACTCCACCAATATTTTGAACAAAGGTTTTTATTTCAGAAAAGTCATATTTATCAGGGTTATTGACGAGGGCAAAACTTTTCTTGGTAAGTTCTTCAGCTTTCTTTTGTTTGTGAGTAAGATTTAAAATATAATCTACAGTTTTTTCGTTTGGTTCTTTTACTTTATCTAAACCAAATATAATATTTTTATCCCCACTAAGCTGATTGAATCCCATACGAGAGCCATATTGTTTGTCATAAAAATCAGCTAAGTATTCTGTAGATATAGAATCTAAATCTTTATCGTGTTTGTAGATTGAATCTATACACTTATAGATGTTGTGATTATACACATCACCTAGATTATATTTTTGAAATTTATCGTAGAATTTTTTTTTAAGTAAAGACTTTAATAAATATTTACGAACATTACCATTGGTCTCAGGCAAGACTGCCTCCCTCTTTTCTAACATATGTTAGATTACTGATTGTTTTCTTCTGCTTGTTTGTTGATTATGATTTCTTGAGTTTCTTGTTCTTTTTTCTTCATAATAATATCTATGATATCTCTAAACTCACCACTACCATTCACTAGCTTTTTAAAAGTTTCAAACTCACTTTCGGACATTGCTTCTCTAATTTTAACTTTTAAATCAAAGGGTTCATCATACATTCTTACTATGACTACATCTTGTTTATTATCAGGATTGTATTTTTTTAATACATCCTCACATGTCTCGGCACTTAATCTTTGTATATAATATCTATTCATTTTTTATCTTTGCTAACCTTTCTTGCATTTCTAATTTAATTTGTTCTAATCTAGGCAAGTCTTCAAGTTCTTCAACTGTTATTTCTCTATTGTCTACAACTGGCTGATTCTTGACTACTAAATTATTTTTTTTGTCATCATTAGTTTTAAATTTATAACTACATCCTGTAAGAAATAATAATAATATTAAAACAAATCTCATAACTTTTTTATTATACTAACAATAGGAACATCTGCAAATCTTTTCGTGCAGAAATATTTCTTTCTTTTTATTCCTGCATCATTTTCCATTAGCCATTTACTAATTTCTACAACTACATCATCAGCACCAATAAAGTTCGTGCTACGCATATCTATAAACCCTGTAAAATGGGACTTATATCCTGTCTCACTAAAAGGCAATCTATATTCAGGCTTTCTTTTAAAGTTAGCAATCTTAACTCCGCTTGTTGGACAAACTTTCATAGGCTCGTATGTATGTATGTCATTATCACCTAACTGTTTTAGTTTATGATTCTCAAATGTAAAATGATAAGAAATAGTAGGCTTCTTATATATGTCATCATATCTATCAGAATTGACTATACAATGTGTCTCTATCCCTTGTAAATCTAGGATGTATTCGCCCTCCACTTTCTCATAAAATTTATTAGTAGTGCTTCTTGTGTGTTCTAAACCACTCATCTATTCTTTTCCTTTCTAGTTCTATAAATAGTTTTTCTATCTGTTTCTTAATAAATGTTGCCGTGTTATACGTGTCTAAGTTTTCTAATTGATATTTGTCTAACTTCTTTTTTAAAGTTTGTCTTACATAATTAGGAACAAACAAATATAACATTTTATTTGTATCATATTTTTTTATGTTTACAAAATCCCTAGCGTCATATCCTTTATAACTGTCTTTTCTAACTCGACCTCCTCTGACACCCATGCTATCTCCTTCTGCGTTTACGCATTGCTCTACGTTTTTTACTGCCCATTTTTCTACGGCCTTTGTGTCTTTTCTTTTTTAAAACACTACCCATTATAAGCCACCGAATACAAAAATATAACTTATAAAAGCAATAACTATAAAGCCAACTGCACACATAATTATGAAATCATCTTGCATATTTTTCCTTTCCATTCTTTCATTTTAGAATCTTCAAAGTATTTTAAGTCTTCATCTAGCATCCATATAAAACAATTTACTTTTGATTCTAACTTTTTTTTAATATTAAAACATTTATCCGTTGCGTCTCTATCTAAACATATCACAACATTACTAGCACTGTTTGATACGTGCTCAATAAAACTTTCTTGTAGGCTTGTTCCCATTAATGCTATGCCTGTGAATCCACATTTTACCTCCACGCAACAAGCACTCACACAATCCTCAGTTATAATTGCTATCTCTCTATTATTGCCTGTAGTAAAAGGAACATCTGATTTACTATACTTAAACCACTTAGGCTGAAAATGTCCGTATGCTCGACCCGTGGCACTAACAACTTCACCGTTATTTTCAATTAAGAATACAACTCTTTCTTGTTTTACATCATACATAACTCTAGCACTTGTATTCTCGATTCCATATGTATTTAAATATGCTCTAGCTTTGGGGTGAACTGCAAAATTAACAAAAGTTTTTGGCATAATAAACTTATGATTATGTAATTGTTTTTCTTGTGATATAAAACTTTCAATATCTTCTTTTGAATATTTATCACCACTGCCACCCTTTGCATCACAACTAGCATGAAAGCAATTCCACAGTAACACTCCGTCTTGATTCGTAACTTCAAATGTTTTTCTATTCATACAAAAGGGACAATCAGTTCTAAGTTTACCTTGAACATCTAATTCTTTTACTATTTCTAATTGATATCTATAATCCATTTGACAAATCTGATATATATGTTAACATCTAATTTCCCTCCCCACCCCTACATACTAAATTACCAAGAACTTGAATCATCATCATCTTTATCCTCAGCCGTAAATAAAACGTAAAAGAATACAAAAAGTGCTATAATAGCACAAATTATTAATATAGTTTTATCATCTAACATCATTAGCTTTATCCCAAACCTCATCTACTTTTATTACTTTTCTATCTATTTCACTTTCATATAAATTAGAAGTTAACCCATCTAATAAATATTTTTCTTTAGCTTCTTCTTCTGTCTCTGCGTCTACATACCAATCTTTGGTATATTTACATTCTACTTTTACTAAAAATTTCATTAAAACCTCACATCCTTTATTTTATTCCACCAAGGAACTTCTATACTTTCTATCCATGATAAAATATCTGTTTTTAATGTTGACGTATATTCTGTATTAAACCCACACAAATCCCATGATAAGTCTTTGTGTTTAGGATTTTCCCACACATAAGCAAAAGCCTCTGTATGTGTAAGTTCACCTTTCTTAATTGATTCTTCAACTTCATGCATAAAGTCTTCGCATTCTTGTTGTAGATGTTCTTTAACTTTTGCCATTATCTAACTCCATGTTGTTGATTAAACCATATTTCATCAAGTTCACCTTGACTAATATATCCTTCCTGTATTCCTCAGAAGTTTTTGCCAATACTTTTTGATAATATTTATTAGAATAATAACAATTAAAGTCATCAAATAGCATTTCTTTTTTTATTTCGCCTATTGTTTCGCCTTGCCCTAGTTTTTCTTCTATCTCGTCAAGTTCGCCTTGACCAACATATCCTTTTGATTTGTATTCATATTTATAATCTTGACTACAATCATTACAAACTAGGATATCCTTATTATTTTCTTGGTCTATTTGATGTTCATAAATTTCAATGCATACATCTTCAGATAGTATTCTACCACACTCTTGACATGGCTGTTTATATTGGTCATCTGTCATTTTCTAATCTTTCTCTTGCTATTTTTTCTGCTTCTTCTTCTGCCTTAGCTACATCTTTACATTGTTTTAATGTTTCTGCTAGTGCTTCTTCATACCATTGTTCTAATAGTCTTTCGTTATGTATACAACTCATAATGTATTCCTCACAAATTCTTCTAACTCTTCAAATAATTCTCTGCCTCTTTCTGTATTCCTTGTTCCGTCAGGATTGTCAGGGTCAGGCTCTATAAAATCATTAATAGTTTTTGGATTTGAATTTTCAATAAATATCCAAAATAGTTTATCTGTTATATTGTAGGCTAGTTCATCAAGGATTTGTTTTCCTCTATCGGTTTTATTTGTCATGTTTTAACTCCTGTATTTTCTTTATTTTAACATACTTACGTTTGAATGCAAATTTAGGAACTTGCTTTGTTTCCCTCAATACAAACTTTCTAGCCATTTGCTTTGCAGATTCTTCATCTTCTGAATCTATTATGTAATGCACTATCTTAATCTTGTGTGTGTAAACTTTGTATCTCATCTCACTTATGTTAGATAGTAACTACTGCTTTGTCAAATTAGCAAAAATCTAAGTGTTGTAATTTTTGTATAGATATTGATTTATAATTTAAGAGGAGGTGAAATTATGAATGTGTTTGGGATTACTAAAAAATCTATCGGCTTTTTTATTAACATGTTTGATAGCAATAGTATTGATGAAAACGATATCAACCGATATGTTGAAGTCGAATACAGGCCAAATGATAGGCAGTGGGCTAAAGAACAACTCAAAGCTGAGAAGTATAAAAACGTAGTATAATCAAGGTTTTTTGACCTGTTTTAAGAGGCATACAGGGGGTTTTAAAAACCCTCGTGTGTGTTTGTATGGGGTAATTAATGTTTTGTTGGTTCGTCTATATCAAAATCTGCAATAAAAGTAATTGTAGGCTTCGATAACTTTTCATAAAGGGCTAAACCTTTTTCTGTGATGACAAAATATGCTGAGCCGTTAGACTTAACTCTTTCTATGAATCCCTGGTCTAAGAGTTCTTGAATACTTTTATCGACTTGTGAGACTTCTTTATTATTTTTTAATTTTTTATTTGGCATTTATTAGTGGGTAGTTTTGACAGATTCTCACTGCTTGGCACTACCCAAGCCATATAGCATGGATTTTTTTAACTAGTATTTAAGGGTAGCCACGCAAACTCTTCTCCACCCATATTTAAATGGCTAGTCAATTACCAATACGAACTCATTTAAGGGATAACCGATATGTTCCCCACCATTTAAACTTTTAAGCAACTTCGCTTTGTCGCTTCCCTGATTCCAATATCCTATCAAAGAGATGTTTGAGGGGTTTACCATTCTCCTTAACAAATACTTGTAAATCATGTTCATTTAAAATATCAGAGAAATCAGCGTCAGTCAAACTCATCAAAGAATTTAACATTTCCATTAATGAATCTGCTCTACTGTAAGAATCCGAAATCTCATTAAAATCAGAACTAGGAACATAATCCTCCTCATTCTGTGGCATAGTAATTGGCTCATCAACAACCTCAATCGCTTTAGGTTTCTTGTCAA